TCATCTTGTTGATGATTCTTTGCATATAGTTATCAACTTCTGCTGGTGGTATGTTTCCGATATCAATCTTGAATACTCGTTTAGAAGGTGCTCTCATAATTCTGTGAATTAACATAGCGTCTTCCATAAGTGTTAATTGTTTCCAAATCTTTCTCGTAGACTCAACCATAGATTTACCATAAGGTAAGAAGTTACTATCGTTTGCTAATCTGAAATGTGCGATTTGAAAGTTTTCAAATTCTATTTTTCCTTTACCACTTTGTTTTTGTCCAAAGTAAGGGTGTGCTCCTTCAATACTTTCCAAGTAGAATTTTGTATAATAAGGATTTTCTGGGTCTTCTCCCTCTGCTCTAATGATTTCATAAGGTGATAATGGAACTACATTTGTAATTCCGTATTTTTCATTAATGTCTAAATGTAAAAAGAAATCACCATACTTAACCATATTACGAACCCAAGGCCATAGATTGAACTCGACATTCATAATATCATAAAATAAATTATGTAGAATTTCTTTGATGTTTTCATTATCAGATTTGATAGTGACCACTTCACCATACTCACCCTTCATAGTAGATTCATCTGAATAGATATCCAATGCTGATGAAATGATTGGGTCGGAATCCATTGATTCATAATCTTTAAACAATGCCAATCTTGCCGCCATAATTTGATGAACGGTTGAATAACCTGTTCCCACTAAATCTAAATTGTTGTGTAGTTTTGTATATCTATCAACAAGATGACTCTTGACTTGTTTTTGTACTTGGTCTGTATCGGCTATCTTTAATTTTTTACCACCGACATTTCTTACGATTACATTTGTACTAAATAATCTCTGTAATCTACCAAATAATGTTGTATCTGCCATTTTTTACCTCACTTTATAAGAGCCAATCTAAAGACTCTTTCTCTTTTCCTGTATCCCACTCCCAACTATCGTTTTTGTTTGCGTCTTCTGGGGTGTATAAACCCTCAGTATCGTTCATTCTACTAAGAGTTTTTTTTGTTAATTCAATTCCCTCAGTTCGTAATCTTAAAGCAGTATCACGAACCCAAAGTCCAATAGCAAAAGACATTACCAAGTCATCATTGTAACCCGACATTGCTTCTGCTCTATTATTTATATAGACGAAAGTCAATAGTTCATCAATCAAACGATTACTACGAACCACTACACTTTCCTCTCTAAAAAATTCTTCTAACTTACTAATAATTAGTGGTCTGGTCTTAGAAGTCGTTGAAAAACCAGCAACCATATTCCTTTCTTGTCTGTTGATTCTATTGTTCATTTGGTGTTGAACATCAACATATTGTAAGTCTTTACTTGTATAAAATAGATTAGGATAATCCCTATCTATTACTTGTTGGATTGTCGCCCAACCAATATTATTGTTCTCTATAATAAGTATCGCATCATTATATTCTGTTGATATAGAAACCAACATATTTCCAAAATCTTTGGTATTTATTCTACCTTTGTATTCTGCGACTTGTGTTAGAGTTTCCAACTCAATAACGTGAAAAGCAGAATAGTCTGTTCCGTCTCCTCTACTAACATCTGCACATACAATATAATTTTTTGCATAATTTGCTGGTTCCCAAATCCAACAATTATTATCAATACCTCGTTTTTCTAATGGGTCATTACAAGAATTCTTTCTTAATTTTTCCAACAATACTGGGTCAATCACACCTGTACCAGATGTTAAGAAGTCACAATCACACTCTTGGGCTGCAGAACTTGGACCCAGTAAAGTATCTTGTTCTTTTCTCCAACTTTCCTCTCTATCTGGGTGTACGGTCCAATGTAATTTTATTGGATTAAACATACCACGACCCTCTTCAGCTTCAACCCAAGTTTTATGGAACCAATTACCCACACCATTAGGTGTAGATAATGCGATACATTGACCACCAGTCGTTAAGGTAGATTGTGCCGCTGTCCAAATTGAATCAATTCTATCGATGAATGCCGCTTCGTCCAATATCAATAATGATAATGCTTCTGAACGGGCTGCTTCTGGACCAGATGATACCGCTTTAATCTGGGAACCATTACGATATCTCAGATTTAATTTGTTATCCTCAACACATCTTTGTTTCAACCAACTCGGTAAGTTTGCGTGCATAACACGAACTTTAGTTACCAAGTTTTTTGCTACTTCTTGTTTGGTTGCAATTACCAAAACATTTTTGTCTTGGTGAAATGTCATTAACCACAAACTATATCCGGCTGTCAATGTAGAAATACCCAACTGACGAGCTTTCAGGATTATGTTCATACGATGTTCTTGGAACTCACTTATAGACTTTTCTTGAAAGTCGTATAAATCAAAAGGAATCTTTCCTTGTATCGGATGTTGTATCATACAATACTTTTTCATAAAATATGCAGAATCTTTTGCACACTTTATATACTCTTGTTTGATTACTTCTTTTAGTTGCTCTGCCATTAGTCTACTATTTGACCTGCTAATTTAACTGATGTAGCAGTCAAAGCTACTCCAAATGTAAAGTATATCCACTTGTTTTCATACCATTTAGGTTGAACGAGTTTTACTTTTTGTTCAAGTAGTTTTGTAGTGTCTTTTAGTAGATTAATTTGGTTAGTTTTATTCGCAATCAACATAGAATCTATGACTGAATTTTCCTCAAAAAGTTTCAATTGTGATTCCAAATCCTCAACCAAAGATACATTTAAACTATCTTTTAGTTCTAATGTTTTGATTTCGTTTGTGAATGCTAAAACTTCTTCCTCCGTAAAGGTATAGGTTTTTGGTTCAATCACATCTTGACTGAATAAACTCCCGATTAGTAATATGTAAATTAAATATCTCATATATATAAGTATCTAACTTATTTACTAAACTTCTTTAAAAATTTAACTGCTTCATCGGCATTGTCTTCTTTTACCGCTTCACCAGCTTTTTCAATCTGTTTTTTAGTAGTAGTAACTTTTCTTTTTAATTTAGCTACTTCTTTTTTGTTAACTTTTTTCTTTGATTCAAGTTTTGTGACCTCTTTTTCAAGTTCTTTAACTTCTTGGTCTTTTACTTTAATCGCTTTATCTAATTCTTTGACTTCTTGTTTTTTATTACCACCAAAAAATAGATTTAGTATTGCATTAATGATTCCCATTATTGTGCTCCTGTTAGTTGTTGTTCTGCTTTTTCTACGATTTCTCTTTTTTCTCGTATAAAATCTCTTGCTTCTTGAATTGTTTCTTCAAATTTTTCTTCTGCCATTTCCCATTTATCTTCTTCTAACATTGGTGTATTTACACCAACATTATTATACCAAGTTTTTTTACCACCTGTTTTTTCAAAGTCTGTTAAACTTTGTTCTAAATCCTTTAATTGTGATTTTTGATTTTCTAACATTTTTCTTTCTGCCCAATCATCAAACTCACCTTTCATTCTTAGTTTGTTTTCAAATTCTACTTGACAATCAAAACAATGACCCATCATTCTCCAAAACTTATCATCAAGTTTTTTCTTCATTGCTTTTTTACATTCTGGACAAAACCAAGGCATTCTAACTTCTGCCATAATATCAGTCAATTCTGATTTTCTTGTTTTACCACCAAGGTCCTCTGGTTTCTTACCTTGATATCCAACTTGAACATAATCCTTTTCTACTGGTTTACCTTCAAGAATATTTTGTAACGCTTTATTCTGTCTTTCTGCTTCTTTTGACCTGTTTGCCATTATAACTCCTTAAAATTTTAAACTACCTAATATTTGATTGATTGGTGCAAATGCTCCTGTGAATTTGTATATGTTTCCTTTGTATTTGAAAACCAACCCTTCACTTGGAACGATTGCACTTGAACCCCCGATAGCTTCTAATTTCTCTATTTGTATTTTTAATTTATTTAATTTTTGTACATTGTCTGGTTTTTGTAAATCTTTTAATGCACTATCTACATCTTTCTTAATTTTTTGAACTGCTGCGTCCGGTGATACTGCTAAGAAACCTGACATATTCTTTAATATTTCTGCTCCGACTTGAAAGAATAATATTTCAAATGGTTTTATATTGTCTTTAAACATTTTGTTGTGGTCAAGTTTGTCAGTCTTTAATACCCAGTCAATAAATTTTGGACTATCTTTAAAGTCTTTTTTAATGTCTCCAATTTTATATGATTTATCAAAGAATGCCCAACGATTAGTTAAGTTCACCAATTGATTGTCTTCTAACTTTACATTAAATTGTTTTGATGCGTTAAAAATATATTCTTGCCAAAAAGATTGATGATACATACCTAATGTGTCAGTATCTTTTAATCCATATTGACTTTGTAATTTATTTAACTTATTTAAAAATGTAGATTTCTTCTTACCAAAGTCCTGAACTTTACTCATCTTTAAGAAATTAGGTTTACTAATTTTAAATGTTTTTTGTATATTTTGATTTACTTGTCTTATCATACCTTGTAATGTACGAGCAGATTCTTTTGAGTATCCTTTTGCTCTACCACTTTTATCATATTCGGTAGTTCCGTGGAATACTATTTCTGCTACATCGTAGTCTATTATATTACTTGTTTGTGGATATATAACCTCTAAATTCATCCATTTGGTTCCATTACCAAAAATCTTTTTCTTTTGTGAGTCTGATAAAGAACCTATTGATTTTTCTAAATCTCTCATCGCACCTACAAATGCTTTTTTAATATTTCCTCTACCACTAAACATATTAGCGATACCTGCGGTTGTTGGTGCAGTTTTACCACCATTTTTCAGGTGTCCTTTGTTTCGGGCTGCTTTTAACTTTCCGTCTACCCAACTTATCATTAGGTTTTGTCCGTCAAGTTTTTCAGAAACCTTATCTTCACGATTTAGCTTTCCTTCTAACCCTATAATAATTATGTTCTTCAAGTCTGAAAACGTCAAATTATTATCATCAAATGGATGATTCATATGTCCATATGCCCCACCTTCTATTAATAAGTTGACTTCTTGCTCAAATTCTTCCTGAATCTTCTTAATGTGTGTAACACCCTTTTCAACATCCTTTTTACCAATAGTTGGTGAATCTTTCCAACCTTTCCAATTCTTAAATTTCTTTTCACCGAAGAACTTAACTATTTCCCAACCCAATGAATCTAAATTCTTTTTCATTTTCTTTTTATATTTTGGAAATGGATTAGCAACACTATCTGTATTTTTTCTATCTTGGTTAATTGTTTTACCATATGTTACCGTTTTTGCTCTATCTTTTTCATAATCATCTGCCATAATGGTAAACATCATATCTTCGGTATCGTTGATTGGAAAACCTATAACTTCCCAACCTAATATTTCTGCGTGTTCCGGTGATATTCTGAAGTAGTCATCTAGTGAACCAAAGAAATCATACATACCTTCATCTGACATATCACTTGCATTTACACTACTACCGAAACCACTAACTTCTTTTATAATTTTTTTTACATTTGGTTGTTGATAGAATTCAAATAGTTTTTTAAACTTGTTAGTCATCATAGTGTAAACACCTTTGTCAAAGTATCCAAATGTTTTTTTAAATATTTGTTCTCTTTTTTTGTCGTCAAACTTTGGACTACCCAATAGATTTCTGATTTCTGTTCCACTTGATATACCACTAACTTTTACCGTTGGTGCCGTATAAATGTATCCGTGTTCTTCAAATCCTTTTAAATTGTTGGCATTTGATTTTAAGTCTTGATAATAAGTTAAACCACCTGATTTTTTCTTTCCACCTTTTAATCTACCGGCGTCTTTTGCTCCAAACACATAAACTACTGCGGTTGTGTCTTTGTTAAATTTTTTCAATAAGTTATTCGCAACATAAGGAACCTTTTCTTTAATGATACGATTCTTTGGTATTCCCATTTTAACCATATGACGAACCTTTTCATTAAAATTCATTGGGTGTCTTGGTGGAGCTTTAATATCTGATGTTGTTATGTAAACTTCACCAAACTTACTTTTTAATGCTTCAAATACTTTTTTATGGTGTGGACCAAATGGTTGAAATCTACCTGGATAAATTGCTACTACTTTTTTAGCTCTTGTATCAACTGAAATTTCATTGACTTTTTTACTCGTATCGGTTTTCATAAATGGGCCACGAGAAATAGTTCTAAATTTAACTTTTAAATCTTGTCCAAATAATTTTTTTGGATTTAATATTCTTAAAGTAACGAGTTCTGTTTTATTATCTATTTTTTTCGCTTCAAAATCTATTTCTTTATATTTTTTACCTTTGTAAGTAAGATTAAATCCTGTAATATTTTTGTGTAGTTTTCCACGAACTACTGCTTGTTTTGCTCTTTCATCAATTTTTTTATATCCGGACATTCTATCGGTTTTGTTTTTCTTGACTGCTTTACGACTTGGTGAAGGAACATCTCCTGCTCCCAATCCAAAGAAAGATTCATTAATAATACCACCTCGTTCATTATACCATTTTCTAAATTTTCCTGGTGTTCCTACGGTAACTTGACCTGTTGCAATTTTTTCAGCTGCTTTTTTAATGTTTGGTAAAGCACTTCTCTTTAATAAAAATACATCTTTAACTTTAATTTGATTGACGAGTATTTCGTTCCACCCGTGTTCTGATGGTTTATCTTTTTGACTTAATATATGTCGTTTGATTTGTGGTTTGTATTTATCAATAATTTTATAACACATATCAATATATTTTTTAATCCAATCTCTTTTGATAGGACCCATTATTTTTTTCAATTCCTTTTCTTTACCTTCATAACCTCCTTGATAATCGCCGTAATAATCATTCTTATCCATCCACTTCTGTTCTTCTTCTCTTTCTATTTTATACCAAGAGCTTCTATCCATTTTATTTTTTTCAATGGCTGATTTTAATTCTTTATACATTTTACCACCAGCAACTTTACCTGCTAAATCTTGAATCGCAATCCACCTACGACCTGTGTTATCGGGCATTGATTGCATATCTCTTGTGCTTGCAACTAATAAAGTTCCTTCTATTTGATAAATGATACCACCACCTGATTGTATACCTTTTCCTTTTGCAAGTTTCTCACCTTTGTCTACTGATGTAAATGTGGATAGTGTTCCTTTTTTTCCAACAATTCTTGAAACTTGTTTTATATCTCTTTCATATTCTGCATTACCAACGTGAAATACACTTACTTTTTCTTTACCCAATATACTTTGTATTTTTTTAGTAGACAATGGAAGATAATTAGCATACCAACGACCAAATGTTGCGTCAAATGTTGATGTTCTATGAACCGAATGAAACTTTGGTTCTTTATCATCTTCTTTTAATTTGTAATGTGGATATTCATCATCAACACCTTTTCTATCTGAATCTGGTTCTGTTGATTTTTTGTTTGTGGTTTTTGTCGGTAATAACTTTTTGTCGTTTTTGACTAATCTGAATTTGAGTGCAGGTCTTCCATTGATTAATAAATCACCTTTCTCATTATAGTCAATAGACTTAACTTTCACTCGTTTGTTTTTAAACCTACCCATCAATACATCATCACCAACTTTGATTGGTAATTCTACTTCATTGAGAAAAGGTTTAACTAACCATTCTGTTAATTTATTTTTCATTTTCTTTTGTAGATTGTTATTCTTCGTTTCCATACTGATGTTTTTAATTCGTCTTGAACATCTTTTATAGCTTTTACTTTATATAATAGTGTATCGTTCTTTACTAACATACCATATACATTATCAACATCCATTTCAGAACCACCTTTTAATCTCTTTGATAAGTCTAATAATTGAGATGAAACACTCTTTTTTAGTATGTCTAAACTATATGAACCCAAACCACTTACTACAACGGTAGGATTTTTAGGGTCAAACTTACCCTCTTTCATTTCTTTTTTCCAATTGTAAATATAACCATCATCTTTTGATGATACTTGAATTTTTACATCTTCTTTTAGTAAGTTTTTTAATTTTACCATTTGCGACAAGACCAGTAACGAGCTTTGTGTCTTGGGCCGGGATTATCACAATTGTGTCTTGCTCTAAATGATTTACGAGCCTGTGGATTAGATTTTCTGATTTTCATCGTTCCACCTTTAGCATCTCCACCTTGTCCGAAGTTTACTTTAACGACATTACCTTTTGGATTCTTTACATAAACTTTGAACTTTTTAGCATCACCTTGCATAATTTTACCAAGTTTAACTTTTCTTCCTTGATATTCTGCTTCATTGATATCTTCTTTTTTAAAATTAAATGAATATCCACCGGCTTCACCTGTATTGGATTCGTAATAAAGTTCGTTTTCACCTAACCAAACATTAGTTTGAACACCCTCTTTCTTTACACAATTAGGATATGTTTTACCGAACATTTTCTTCATACCCTTTTGCTCATACCCTTTCCAACACTTTTCATCAAGACTCCAAACCTTAAACTCATTCACATTTTCTTTTTTAGATTTGTTACCCCAATTCTTTGCACCAACTTTTCTACATTTTACCAATGCACCACTAGCGTAAGCAGAAGGCCATACATCGTAACGAGCTTTTACTTTACGATAACAAGCGTCTTTTTCTCCTGCAGCTTCATCAAATTGAGCTTCTGTAATTGATTTACCTACTAATTCTTCTAACTTCATTACCTTCTCCTACTTCTTAGGTTTCGTGGATACTCTGATTGGAGCTTTTCCTTGTCCTGCAGATTTCTTACCACCTCTGTTTGCTTTATTTTGTGCTGCTCTCTTTCTTCGAGTTGCACTTTCCTTATCTTTTTTACTCATACCTGCGGCTTTAGATTTCGGAACACATTTAGCATATCCTCTCTTATCACCACTCGTACCGCAAGGTGGATGTCCACCGCCTTTTTTCTTTTTACCGATGTTCACCCATTTGTCACTAAACCATTTTTTTAGGTCTTCGTTAGTGATTGAACCACAATTAATACAACGACTATCGTCAATCAATTCTGTGATTGCTTCTCTTATTATTTGTCCTACTTGACTCATTATTTTATCAGTTGAACTACTGTACCACCACCATTAACAACTTTTTTCAAAGCGATGTTATATACTTGACCAGTTACTAAACCTGCTGTTAAATCATCTCCACCGTCTGCTGGTGTCAATGCGTAACTAGTTCCTGCTTCAACTAAAAATGCTGTATTTTTAAATGAACCTGTTGGTTCGTATGTTGTTGATGCCGCTACTTCATATGTTTTATGAAAGGAACTTGGTCTTGGGTTTTTCTTTGTTCTACTAACGAAAGAACCATTTCCCGGATTACTTGCGAAGTTTGCCATTTAATTTCTCCTAAATTGATATTGCTCGTTTATACCAACCATACAAGAATCTTTCTTGTTCTGGTTTTTTATTTACTAAATCATAATAATGTTTCAATCTATAACAACGAACTCTTTCTATTGTAGGTTTGTATGTATTGATTGCTGCTTGTGTTCCTGGTCCAAATCCTCCGTCAACGGCGATATCGGCTCCTTTTGCATTACATGCTCTTTGTAAAATTCTTACTGCTGTTCCATACCCTTGATTAACACACATATCAAAATGTATATGTCTTAAATGTTCTGGCAATTTCTCAGCTTTATATCTGTCCCAATAATCTTTCTTGTAGATTTCTTTTGCTTCTTCTTTTGTAAGATTTTTGATATCTACATCTGGGTAAAATCTTTTTGCTATACCGAAGTTTGTTTCTCCACCTAAATCTTTTGGGTCGTGAACATATCCACCTTCGTGGTGTAGTGTTACTTCTATTATTTCATCAAATGATATTAACATTATTTTCCCCTTAATATTTTTTGTTTACTAATCCAACTTAATGCTTTTTTACTTTTAATTGGTGCTTTTATAAATTTACTTAATCCTTGTTTCACCAACATCTTAAATCTTTTCTTTGCTTGTGCTTCTGTTTTATATTCGTTATTATCAACAATCATAAAGTTACTTGAACCAAACAATCCTTGAAATGCACCAATATTTCTATTCACCTCTCTGTGTGATTGTGAAACTATACTCGGTGGAAGAACTCTATCTCGGTTTTCATTTCTTTCAAGTGCCACTTCTAATGTAGTGCTGACAAAAATCATATATGTTTGGTATCCAATTTCTTCTAATTCTGCCTTTTCTCTTGATATTTTTTGAAAATCATCACCAGTTCCATCGATAATCATACCAAGTCTTCCGTTTTGATATAATCTTCTTCTTTCTGCGGTTAGGTCTTTCGCAAAATTTCTTAATCCACTTGATTGTGGTCCGTCACCTGTAAGATTTTTAAATACTTCATCTGGTAATGAATCTAAGTCAGTACCGAATCCAAACTTATTCAATAAATACTTAAGTTCTTTATCACTATTAACCATTTTTAAACCCGTTTGAGATACATTTACCTTATCGGGTATTCCAAATAATCCTTTTGCTATGTAGGTTTTACCTGAACCTGGTCCACCTGCTAAGAATACTGCTTTGAATATACCTGGGTCTTTAAATCCCTCAACTAATTCTACACGAAGTGTTTTCTTTATCCACTTCTTGTATTTTTCCATTTCGGATAATTTAAAGAAACCTTTGTATCCACCAAGTTCTTCAGAACCTTTTGATTGTCCTGTTATACTGGATTCAAATAGTAAGTTTTTTAATTTAATCATTTATGTCCTTAATTTATATAAATCTATACAACTATAAATATAAAGTTTGGAAGTTTTATTTATAAATGAACGGGTCTCGTTTCTTTAATGCTTCAAGTTTTTTCTTTAATTTTCTTTTATTCTTCCAGTCTTGGAATTTTTGTTTTATTTTTTTAAACATCATAGTTCTCCTTAATGTATTTGTGTAATTCGTTCCCCCACTCTATGTGGGATTTATCTGTTGGGTGTATCGTATTGTAGTAATTACCATTATCACCCCAATTTGTATTAAATTTTTTATCTATAAAATTACGGAAGTGTGGCTTTAAATCATTATTGTATATTTTATCAAAGTTTATAAATTTATACAATGGTTTATTTTTCAAGTCATTCTCTATATATTGGTCAAATGCACTAAATATCAAATAATCAATACCTTTCATAGATAAATAGTTCTGTAAATTGATTAACTGCAATAAATTATGTTGAATTAATTCATCAGTTGCGGTCTTTGTTTCATCTACTCTACAAGGTTTGTACTTTATCTCCTTATGTTTTTCTATCATCATATCATACCTAACCAAACTTGTTAATCCAATAACAACAAATATATCCTTTTTACCCAATGATTCTAAATATTCAATAGAATTTATCGTAGTTCTTACTATTCTTTGATTACTTGCCCCTAACCTACCACAATTCCAAGTTTCCACCCCAAGTTTTTCACCTAATACTTTTGGCCACACATCACTATCATAAAATTTATATGTGATTCTATCATTACAAGGTATGGTGGGTTCACCGAAATTAGGTATTATATTATACCAGTCTAAGTTTGGTTTTGCTTCCCAATTCAAGTCTTGTGCTGGTGAGTCACCTTGTGTCCAACTATCTCCATTACAAAGTAGTATCATTCAAATCTTCCTCGATAATACTCGTGATTAAATCTTTGTTCTTCATTAAATCCATTTAGAGTTAAATACTGACCTTCTTTTGTATAATTACTAAATGTTTTTAACTCTTGTAATTCTTTCGGTGTGACTGAAACTTTACCATCTCGTGTTTCTTCTTTATCCAATATAGTAAAGTGTCTTTCCAACATATCAATACCTTGAAAGATTGCCTGTTTACTTGATAATAGATTATCTGAATGGTCACTAAATCCAACTTTGTCGTGTAGTGTTTTCAAATGTTCTATTGATTGTAAATTCAATTTCTCAAATGGTGTCGGATATAAACAAACACAATGTAATATTGTGAAGTCAACTCCTTGTAAATTCTCAATACACTTTTTGATATCGTGTAAATGTAAACTTGATGTAGAAAATACTAAGTGTTTAAAATTAAACTTATCTAATTTTAGTCCGTAATCAAATTCTCTCATAGAATATCCACTCAACTTTAAGTAATCATACCCTAAACTATTATAATAATCATAATGATTAGGACTAAATATTGTTGTCATTGGTGTAACATTGTTAGCTTTTGCTGTGTGTATAAATTCCAATTCATCATCTATACTTAATTCTAATGATGATAATCTTTTATATTCATCTGAATACTTTCTAAAAGATTCATACTCATCTCGTTTAGTAAGTGAATTAGCTTTAATGGATTGAATCTTTACTATGTCTGCTCCACTCTCGGCAGACTTGACCACCATATCTTTTAATGTATTAATATCACCATTGTGATTCTGACATAATTCAGCTATTAGTTTCATAATTTTATATCTCCAATGTCTGTTTTATAGTTACAAGAAAAAAAACTTGGTGGACGTTTAGGATTCTTCCTGTAAAAATCTCTTGTCCCTGCTCTACCATCTATAAAATATGAAACTTCATAACCTAAATGATTAACAATATCCAGTAAATTAAATGTTGTTTGGGGGTTATTTGAGTGATACTCGGACCTAAGATTTGGTCCATCGATAATAACAAAATCAACACCTTGAATATCTTCCATTGTGTGAACATATCTAACACCATTAACATTGTTACATTTATCCTCTACAATGTCAATTAACTTTATATTGTTGTGTTCATTCCAACCATTTTCTATGGATTGATTATACCAATATTCATCACTTTCGTAACCAATAACTTTACCACCATAATCTAAGTAATTGACAAGTTCTGTAATCATAAGTGTGCTTTGTCCACCACCATATTCCACAATAAACTTTGGTTGATGTTCTACAATGTAATTAAGTGCACTAAGGTATTTTCCTGTATCAACATACATAGTTTTTATCCACTTGTATTCTGTTGTTTCTATTGTTTCTAAAAAATTATTTAATGTTTTCATATTTCTCCAATACTCGTTTGTATGTTTTTTCTTGTGCTTCTATTGATGTTCCTGCTATGTGTGGTGTGACAATTACATTTTCTACCCCGTCAAATGTAGATTGTTTTCCATTGTATTCTGATTGTAAAACATCAGTAGCGTATCCTTTTATTCTACCGACTGATAGTAGATGTTTTATATCTTGTTCGTTTACCACTTCACCTCTCGCTGTGTTTATCAAATAAATATTTCTTTTAAAATGACTTAAAAATTCATTGTCAATTAAATTTTTTGTTGTTGGATTTAAATCTATATGAATAGAAACTATATCACTCTCTATGTAAAGTAAGTTTATATCATCATATTCGTCCACACAAATAACATCTTTAAATAATGGTTTACATAATTGTTCTACCATTTTACCAAGTCTTCCATGCCCAATGATACCTAATGTTTTATCGTGTAGTTCGTGTTTTCCTCTAACTATTGATAACATTAGATATAGAGTATGTTCTGCTGTTGACCAAACATCATTTAAAATCTTATCGTTCTTTACCGATACAATTGGAACTGATTTAACATCAATGTGATTAAGTCCTGTTGATGGTGACAATATAGACTTTATGTTTGAGTCTTTAATTAAATCTTCATCAATAACAAATGTTTGATGATTAGGTGCACAAAACAATATATCAAAGTTTTTTATTTGATTCTTCACATCTTCATATGTTGGTTCTATTAATTCCAACACTTCATAGTTTTGTAAAGTATAACTATAAAATTCTTTTAAGTGTTTTACTGGTGTTATAAATAAAATTCTTTGTGTATTGTCCATTTGTTATCTCCTGTATTTCTACAATTCACTACTGATATCTTTCCGTCTTTTGTTTCTGCTAACTTTATATCTTTTCTGGTAAAACACAAAAACTCAAATATTTCCCTATCAATTTTTTCAATCACATCTTTATCAATCCAAATTGCAAATCCTTTGTTGTCATTTAATTCTGATACATTCTCTGGTTTTTTATCCACCACTACAACATCAAAGTTGAATTTGTCAACATTGTGAAACTCAAAATTATATCTATTATCTCCCCAGTCATTATTTTCTTTTAAATAACTCTTTGCGTTATCTATTAATTTATTTCTGATATCCATAAAATACTTTTTTAGATTAATTTTGGAATCAGTATATATAGTAAGTTTTTTTTCAAATAAAGTATCTGCGAGTTCTTTTCCAGAATCATTCAATAAGTCAATATATTTTTGAGTATGTAATATGTTTTTTCCAAGTCTACCAAATTGGTCTCTTGTATCTAAATCTCTAAAGTTCCATAACTTTAAAACACTACAATCAGTTGACTTGTGAAATTTAGAACCTTTGAATAATCTATCTGCCGAACCATCAGTTTTTGATATATGAACAAAGTCATATGATAGATTATTAGATTTAGCTCCAAGTGGTTTCCAATGGGAAAATAACTCATCAACTGAAGTTATTTCTGTCATCTTTTGTTTGAACATACCTTCATAGTAATTATCATTATGAATATAAACAAAACACTTATCAAGATTTTTTCTCAGATAAGATGAAGCATAAAATCTTGTGTTTCCTGGGTGTGTGACCAAATTAAAATTATCAAATAATGTTTCTGGTTTAGTAAAGTCAATACTTATATTTTTAGACTTATCCTTTGCTTTAAAACTATGATGTGTTGGGTTGTAGAAGTTATCCGATATCAATTCTTGAACTATATATCTTCTATTTCTAAAGTGATACGAGAAATCTTGATGTTCTTTGAATGCTTTCTCATTATCCAATTCGTGTAATGTTCTGTTAAAAAACCCATTTTTTGCGAACAAATATTCCAACCTAACATTTAAATTACTACTTCTTGGTTTTTTTCCATTTTCGTAATTATAAAATTGCCAAGGCAAACTATCACAAAAAAACAATCTGTGGTTCTTGAAAAAATAATCTATGTAATGTTTGTTTTCTTTAAAGTCTGTTAACATATTTTCCTTATTTTAAAACTATTAAAATCATATTCTACTTCTACATCATACTCTTTTATAAACTTCTTAACATCATCTAAAACTTCTTGATACGCTATATCATCTCCGGCTATAACACCACCGATTTTTAACTTAGGCCAATAGTTAACCAAGTCTTTATACACTACATCTTTTCCGTGGTCCCCGTCAATCCATACAAACTTTAATGAATTGTCTTTGTAGATTCCGTGAGAATATTGTTCTTCACAAGTTATTAAGTTTATGTAGTCCATAACACCTAAAGCTACGAGTGGATGTCTAACGATGTTTATAATGTTCAATCCCCACTCGTCTTTTACACCATTGTAGTAATCTAAAAATTGTTTTGGGTGTCCTGTAATTTTATAATTCTGTAATGCTTCTTCTATTACCCAAAAAATATCAATGGCATCAAACTTTATATTTTTTTTACTATCACGAATTAACTCACCCATACGAGCAGTTGATTGTCCAAGTAAAACTCCAATCTCTACAAAGTGGTCTCCGTCTTGTGCTTCATTGACCATTTCCTCATAAATAAATTCTGCGTCATTTACCCAACCCGGAACATCTTTGTATGAGTTAAAATCAAATATACTATATTTCTCTTTGAAATATTTAGGTTTAACCATCTATCAACTCCTTGAAAAATTCTTGTTCTGAAAGTCCTGGTTGAATTGTCATACGACACCAATTATTTCGTTTTCCGTATGGGTGGACTTTGCCGTATTTGACTAATACTTTGTGTTTATCTAAAATCTTTTTTGTTTTTAGATTGTCATCATCTGTATTGAAATGTATCCAGTTTGTCTGACTATCTAATATACTAAAATTTTTCATCAATGTCAAGACTTTTTTTCGTTCTTCGATAACTTCTTGTGTGTAGATATCAACCAAATGAAAGTTATCCAATAGAAACTCACAATACTTCAAAGATACGCCTGTAATTTCATACATTTGTCTAAATTTTGATAAGGGTTCTATCATATCTTTGTGTCCAAATGTCATACCGACTCTACAACCTGCTGCGCCAAACCCTTTTGAAAAAGTTCTCGTAACTAACAAGTTTGGATATTCATCAATATACTTGATAAAACTATCCCATTGTAAATCTTCTGTATCTAAGAACTCTATATATGCTTCATCAATCAATACCGGAATACCTGTATCTAATAATGGTTTGATTTCATCTATGGTTTTGTAATCACCGATTGGACTATTTGGATTTGCCAATATAATCAACTGAGTTTCATCATCTACAAAACTTAACATATTTTCTATTGATAGTTTTCTTGTATCTAAATCATAGTGTATCCCTTTGTAAGGACAATTGTATAAAGATGCGTAAACTCCATACATAGGAAAGGACGGTTCTGATGTAACGATATTGCCACAAGTTGTGAAGGTTTCAAATATAGACTTGATACCGACATCAGAACCATCACTTAAAAATAAATTTTCTGACTTAACATTATAAAATTCACATATTTTTTCTTTGAAGTTTTTTGTATTGGGATAATATGCAAAGTCTTCTTGTTTTAAACTTCTTAGAAACTTTGTATAGTAAGAGTGTGGAATTGGTTGTGAGCGCTCTGATTGGTTTAGAATAAAATCATACTCAGATTTATCCGTATAATCAAACTTTCTTTCTACTTTATGTAAGTGATTTTTCATCTTTTAATTCCGATACTATTTTATAAGGTGTTTTTTCCCATACCGATATCTCCCCAATCTCAATATGTTTTGGTTGATTAATACACCAGACTATAATCTCTGTTATTTCTTTGTAAGTAAGACTTGGTAACTCCGATTCCAGTAAACCACAATTGACATCAATGATTCTGCAAGTCTTGTCACTATTTAATCTCAAATTATTTGATAGATGATTTAGTGCTGCTTTTGAAGTTGAATACATAAATCCCTTTGATATATTTGGATATTTACTTCTACTACCAATATTAATAATTGTCTTGTCAGTATACTTCCACTCATCAAACGCTTTCATAAGTAATTTAGTCTGATTGAAACTATCGTGTCTATTGTTTATAAACACATCAGTATTTTTATCAAAACCCTCAACTACATCATCAAACCTACTTGATAACTCTTTTCCCAATCCCCTATCTTTATTTGTTATTGATATTTTCATAATACTCATTTATAATGTTAAAACTTTCCTTTCCAAATAATTGTCCATTTACTGAACAATTTTTACAAGGACTAAAATCTCTATCTCCCTTTGATAACTTTTTTCTAATATCATACATTTTATCACTAAACCAAACATCAAATAGTTTTTCCTTTACTAGATTACCAACTACAATTTCTTTGCCCCAATCGTTGGAACAAAATAAAACATCTCCGTTCCAATCTACGAACAATTTGTAAAATGGATAATGACAAGGTTTTCCTTTTAGTGATTCCACATCACTATCATCAAATCCTAACCAGTCTATATTACCACCTCTATTGTTAACGAATAATCCGTAGTCGTCTTGTGAATAATGTGCTCGATATCTATACTTAGAATTATCAATGTCTGACATAATCTCTTCAAACTTTTCCTTTTGTTCTATACCATCATATAAGTTTATATACAATAAGTCTAATCCACTTTCAAAGAATTTTCCTATACTTTCTTTTTTTAAAAAATCTCCATTAGTATTACACTCAAACAAATTGTCTGTTAGATATTTTCTCATAATTGAAATAATGTCTAAAAACTTTTTATTTAAGAAGTTTTCACTGTAACCACTATAAGATATTTTACCCTTGTAGTTGTGGTTTGTTAAATTTTTTGCAATACTTTCAGCATCCTCAACACTCATATTCAAGTTTCTATTCGGATAAACTTCTGAGTCGTGTCTTGGACAAAAAATACAAGTTCTGTTACAAAGTTCTGTTGTGTTTAACTCAATAGTCAAGATTGAATTTAGTGGATTGTCGGTATCAACCTTGTTAAAAAACTCCCGTTCTTGCTCTTTTCTATGTTTTAAAAAAGTATCTTTATTGTAATCACTCATAGGTAAAATACTCGTTCATTAATTTGTCTAGTGGTTGATTATAAATCCACTCAACTCCCTTTTCTTGTATCAAATATCTCATTATTTCTGGTGTTGGTCTACCTTGTTTTATCATTTTACCATCTCTGAGTAAAAGTGGAAATCCTCGTATCTTAATAGAAGTTAGTCCTTGTTTATATATGTGTTCTGCTGGTGTAAAGTGACAAGACCTTGATGATATATCACCATCTATAAATGTCATATCATACATTTTAGAAAATTTATCCATAGCTATTGGTGTTCCGAAGTAAAAATTATCCTGTTGTAATATTAGTCTATATGGATTTTCTCTAATAAATTCTTTTTGGATAGATAATGATTCTGAAGTAAAAAGTGTATCATCATTATAAAAATATTGTTTATTTCTAACGAGATTTACACAAGTATCAAGTATATTTGAATTATGAATAAGTGCATCATTCCTTGTTTGTATTACCCCATCAAATTTATGTTTTGAATTTCTTCTAAGTTTTTGAACCTCTTTTATAGCATAAGACATATAGTTAATATTTGGTTTAGAACTTCTAAGATTAAAGTCTACATCACTTGGGTCCAGTTTTATGTAATCTTTAAGAAAGTCATACTTACTATAATCAATGTCAACAATTTCTATCTTACCAAATCTTTCTTCTTCATACCAAACATTATCACCTTTCCAAGTTGCTAAAAAAAATACAAACTCTACATCATCATACAAATTATTCCAATGCTCAAATAAAGGATATGTTTCTTCCCAATATCTAACTAAACCTGATATACAAACTGCTATCTTTTTCATACTCCAACATACTCCAAGATTGGTGATAATTCTTTATATGAACAATTATTACAATGTGATGTTGGATTGTTTGTATTACAACCTTTCTTTACATTTTGATAATCTGTCATTTCCCTTATCTCATCAATTGAATTTACAAACAAATTACCAAATGGTTCTGCTCCTGTATTTAGACAACACATTTTTACATTACCTTCTACGGTAGTGTATAGTGCGTTGTTTACCCAAAAACAATCTTTATAATCCCACTTGGATTTACCCATAATTTTACCACCCCAATTCTTTTTTAAATAATCTAATTGGTCTTTTGTATAACCTGATGTTGCTACATTATCTTTGATACTACTTCCCTCGTCCCAAATTTGTGCGATGTTTAATCTCAACTGACCTAACTCATAATTTACTCTAAGTTCGTCTATCTTGACAATGTCATCTACATTGTATGCATTTACAACATAATTCACAACAATATCACAACCTTGTCTATCAAGTTCTCGTGTATTGTCTAAAAATTTTATCAACTTACTCCACTTTGCTGGTGCTCTATCTCGTTCGTAATTGTCCTCATACCCGTCAATTGAAAAATATAATACATCAATATATTGTAATGCATTTTCAAAAACTTTACGAAGTCTTTTACCTGGTTTAATGTCATATTGACAATTAGTCGCTACAACTACTTTACAATCTGGAAACACTTCTTTAAACATACGACAAACTTCGTCAAAGTGTGGGTGTAGAAATGGTTCACCCATTCCCATAAGTTTTGCTTCTTTGATTGGGTGGTGTTTTATTCCGTCCAACAACTTACCCCAATTCTCTAATGACATATGTTTGAGTGGTCCAATCACCTCATCACGATTACAAAAACTACAAGCTAAATTACAATAGTTTGTAGTTTCTAAGTATGCGTATGTTATTGGTTTAGCCATTTAAATATTCTTCTAAGTCTTCTGGTGTTCCTAATGAATAACATTTATCCACCATAAACACTCCTACTCTTTTTCCGTCACGAACTGCCCAATTATAAACTGGTGCTACATAGAACTCTCCGTTGGTTCTACTATTCTCTTCAATCATTTGTTCTGCATACTTTACGAAATCACTACCTTTACTCCAATAGTAATATCCTGCTGTTGCAGTGTTTGATATTTGTTTCTTTTCTGCTACCTCTTGAACATATCCGTTATCAAGTGTTCTGGCATAACTCCAAGCATTTCCCTCTCCGTAAAAACAAGGAATTACTCCGTCAAATTGTTCACACATTTCAAACAATCTTTCTACATCCCAATCTACTAATTGGTCTGAGTTCATTGTCATCAATGGTGTGTCGTCATTGATTAAATTTTTTGCTTGTAATATAGTCTGTGCTGCTCCCTCAGTTACATCATCTAATATTACAACATCATAAGAATTATGACCGATAACTTTTTCAAATTCTGTAAAATCATACTTGTCAAAGTCCTCTTGTAAACAAATCATTATAAATTTGTAATCGGTATTAAATTCCATACCTAAGTTTTTTATAACTCTATGTATCATTGGTTTTCCATTTACATCTATAAATGGTTTTTTGTCTGTATATCCTTGTTCTTCAAATCGTGAACCACGACCTGCCATTGGTATCAATATATTACACTTTTGTTTCATTGAAAAAGTCTCCTGCGTTTATTCCTCTGTCATCTATGAAGTAATCTCCATTGTGTCCTTTAAAACACAACTTGTGATATTTTACTCCCCACTCTTTTAATTGTTGTTCTGTAATTGGACGATAATGTTCCTCACCTCTACCACTCTTTAATCCACGAGCAGTATAGAAAACTATTGTGTGTCCCTCGTCGTATAGTTTGTTTATTTTTGCGATTCTATCAAGATACGGTTCTCGGCCGATTACCTTACCTTCTTCTTTACATATAGTTCCATCTATATCTATGACATACTTCATACCTTCACTTCTCCTATTTTTTTGTCATCTAAAAACAATTCATATTGTTTTTTATTTAAATTAATCTTCAATGTCAAGTCAGTATTTCCCTTGAAAATTGGTCGTAATGTTTTTACTTTAAATTCTTTTTTACCTTTTGGTATCGGTATAAACATAGGATAATCGTTACCACTCATACCACACATAAACAATCTATGTGTTCCTGTTGTCAGTATGCTGTTTAACTTAAATGTTGTGTTTGGAAACAATAACCCATTTTTTAATATACTCATATAAGACATAATTGGAAAATCGTGATTCCAATTCGGATACTTTTTATCAAACTTATCTATTTTAGAATCTACTTCTTCTATGTTGGACCAATTTTTTATCTTACTAATAAATAGTCTTGGAATTTCCATAATCCAATTATTATTTGTTTTTTCAAGATAGTCAAATATGAATTTATGTGGTATCGGTAAGTATAAGTAATCCTTTTCTATAAGATTATTTTCTACCTGTAAAAAATGATTTGTATATAAATCTAAATGTTCAAATGGTGACTTAACGATTCCATCTCTAAATTGATAGTTACAAGTTGAATTTATCAAATCATTATTATATTTGTATCTAAATAAAGGTTTACCTTCTGGCCAAAACCCCACTTGTTTATCTATATGGTCATTATCTTTATTGAACTTTTTATACAAATCGTTCATCTCGGGAATATCATTGTACTCATCTTTATAGTAAATTAATTTTCCATTTTCGTGTAAGTCTCCAAAATCAGCAAATGTTTTTTCAACACGATATAAAAGTTCGTGTAAACCAACTCTATCAAAACAACCTAAATCATTAAAGTGTGGTTTCCAATATTTTGTTCCTATTAACTTATATTCCATAACTCTCTACTATTTTAAAGTCTGTTTCTGTATCTATATCTAGTAATTCCTTTTCACTCCAATCTACTGAAAACGGATATGGATTATTCTTGGTATTTGGAAACAACTCCCAATTCTCTAACATATATTGTTTTTTATAAAACACTAATGAATGTGTTGCAGAATGAATCCAAGGACCAGTTGATGTTGATAACCTATCCTTTGGTTCAAAGTTTATTGGATTTCTATCTTTATCCCAAAAGAAGTTTCTTTCTTCTTTAACTGTAATCATACTTTCAAAGTTTGAATACTTAAATGATGTAATGACTTGTTGTAGTTCCCCAACTTCCAAAAATGGTTGACAAGGATTTAGATTTACTATATAGTCTGATTCAACATTTTCTAAATGCTTATACATTACATTGTGTGGACAATTACCTGGTGCAACTGAATCATAATCTCTATGTAGTATTTGTACACCATCAATAACTTTATCTTTTAATTCTTGGTCATAAACTGCTAAATACTTTTCATCAACATCTAACTTATTTAGTTTCTCCAAAGCGATATCAATCAATGTTGTTCCGTTTAAATCTCTAAGATGTTTGTTTGGACACCTTAAACTATTTTTTCTTGCGTGTATAATTCCGGCTAATGTTTTCACTTCAAACTCTCATATTCATTTACCCACAATTCACCATACTTTCCTTCCCAAGTTTCATGCCAAGGTCCACCATTCGTAAAGTGAATTACTTTTGGATTATCTATATATTCATAATCACCCTCTAAATAATTGTAAGTCAATGGAATACTTCCGATTGAACTTGCCCAAGACATTCTGTGTAAATATTTTGGACTTTCTGTATTAACCACTTCTACTGATAAGTTTTTTGTGTCTGGATGTTCACAATTAAACATCATCAGACTTGACCAATTTTTTCTTGGATATGTTGTTTGTTGTAGTCCGTCCATTTTAGTAGTGGATGTTGGTGTGTAATCGTGTTGAACACAAGACACCGCATCTGTTTCATCATAAAACTCTAACAACTCCTCAATATCACAATTCCATAAAAAGTCTGAATCACAAAATACTGCGATACCCTTGTAGTCATTCAAAAATGGAACTAAAAATCTACTATAAGTAAATTCCGTAGACGCTAATGGGTCTACATCACGATAGTAATGTCCACTATCAATGAGTTCATCTAATATAATTGGTTGTATTTCAATATCTTTGTTGTGTTTTAGTATTGAAGACTTACAAACTTCATAACAAGGATTTTTAACCTTGTCATATTTTGGTGGGTAATCCTGTCTACTATCGTATCCTATATATACTTTCATAAAATCTAAATAACTCCTCTGCAATTAATTCGTGTCCCGTTGTGTTTGGGTGTTTTGTTCTACTTTTTGGAAATGTTGGTCCAGTTTCAAATAAATCTCCACCATTTTTTACCAAAAACTCGTATGTGGTTTGATGGTTATAATAATTTGTTGTATCAACCAACTTTTTATCATATGATAATTGTTCAAACGCATCACACATTATGTAATCTATTCCTTTACTTTCTAAATATTTTTGTAGTAAAACTATATAATTAGTATTTAATTGTTTATAATAACTTTCATTGTGTAAGTTTTCTACATAGAATGGAAAATATTCTTCCATAAATTTAAGCAAATCATTTTCTATATATTTAATTTCTGACTCTTCTGTTTTTCCATAGTGTTCATAGTATCTACTTTTCCACTCTTGTATATCTTGACTCATAAACTCTTTCATAGACCAAGATAAACCAATTGGACTTGTTCTACTAAACATATGTGGAAAAAATGGTAGTGGGTCTCGTAATGGTGAACTCCACATTATAACCACTAAGTCATCATTATTAATATTGTTGTAAGCGAATTGCTCGAATATATTACTGAATATTCTGTAATTGGACGAACCTACTTCACCATTATTCACATATTTAACACCAATCTTGTCTGCTAAATATCTTGGCCAAGAATGTTCTTTTTGATATTTTTCTATTTCTTCAAATGTAGATAGTTGTTCTACATACTGATTATCCGTTCCTTCACCAGCAGTGAAACTATCACCAAAACCTATTACCCTCACAACTTTACCTCTTTACAAAAATTATTAAAATCTAATAAATTATAATCTTTCCAATTATAAATATTATAGTCCTGTAAATTATCCACATTAAAATTTTCCCAATCGTCTACTAATACCATTGGAAACCATTTTGAAAAATACTCTGTTGTAACACTTCGGTCCACAATTGGTATTGTTTTTAAGTAAAGTGATTCCCACAATCTATGAGTATCAATTCCATTTCCCTCTGGACATATACAAAATTTGTAAGTAGATAAATTTTCTATGTAAGATTTATAGTCCGTTGTTTCAATCCACTCTATTCCCTGTGATAAAATGCTTTCATAACATTTTGGTCGTTTAACATCTCTACAACCACCCTCTACTTCAAAGTTAAAATAAATAAAGTTTTCTTTAACTTGATTAAGTTTTACATTATCCCATACTGATAAGTCTCCCCAACTCCAACAAGTGTTTGCTATACCGATTGGTATTGGAACTACTCTATTATCAGTAGTGGTTACATTTTGTGCATATATTTTTTCACAATTTGGTATATCAAAATATTTCAGTTCATTGTCACTAAATGGTGAATCATTATTATGTAGAATTAGAGTAAATGGATTTTTAAATTGAGATAATATGTCAAACATATTTACATCTTGTAGTTCTGGTATTAGGTCGTTTACTAAATCACTATTGATATGAACAAGAGTATCATTGTTAAAGTTTGTAAAATCAAAATCTCTAACATCAATGTGTTTTTCTGATGGATATAGTTCAAATGGCATAAACTCTTTTATACTCAAATGATGACTACACAAACTTTGAAACTTTTCTCCCGTTATTATATTCATTTTGTATACCAATCTCTAAAATACTTTTCCATTTTATGAAATTCATTGTGGTCCATTAGGTTTAAATCTTGTGGACAACCCAACTTTACTAATGTTTCTATAAAAGTGCTTCTATTTGGTTGTATTGATTGTGTAGTGATTCCATAGTCTCTGAAATACTCTTGCATTAAAACTCCTGGACCAATTGAACCTGTGAATAATTTGTCCTTGAATAGATTTCGTTGGTCTAACATTTTTTGTCTGTAAAAGTACATTGGTATTACCAAATCCATTGTGTAAGATTTTCCATAAAAAACCATATCGTTAGTATTGAACATATGAAACTCAGATTCCATTAATCCACCTTGTGTTGCAAAAAGTATATTGTCTTCAAGTGGTTCCCAAGTGAAATGATACCTTGGGTCAAACACCACATCCGGTCTGGTTTTAATTACTAAGTCATACTCAAAATCATTATCTATTTCATATTGCCTTTTTAGCATCATAGAATGTGACATACTATAAAACAAACTACTCCAATGGTCATTAGCGTAAAAGAAATCTTGCTTTCTATCATCAAACATACAACCTTTCGGTTTATACCAATCAACCAATTCATCAAATTCTTTTCGTGAAACATCTCTTGTAATGTATGGTTGTGATACTCCTTCTCTATCTCCACTATAATCCCAAGTGTGAATAAAATAATCTATTTCAACTCCAGAAGTTTCCCAAAACCATTTTTGGTTTTCTTTTGCTATTTCCCATTGACGAAGTTGTCCACTCATACAAACTGCTATCTTCATTTCAAATCCTCATATATTCTTTCTGCTAATTCTTTGTTTGCATTTGGTGAAGGGTGACCATCACAAAATCTCTTACCATAAGGTGAAATTGCACTTCTATATTTTGTATTATCTGGTTCTTTAACATCCTCTTTGTCTATTTCTCTCATCTGCCACCTTAAATATTCAACCCAAGTATCATCACCATTGTATCTATCATCTTGAAAAGATATATAGTTTATTTTTGATTTGATATTTCCTAAACTATCTTGTAATGAATTGTGTATTCTATAATCACAATTGTTTCCTTTTAGATAATGATGTAAAAATACTATTTTTCTTTGAAGTTTTTTATCTTCAATTTTAACATTGTAAATCCATAGAACATAGTATTCTAACCATTGCCTTAAGTTTTGAACACTATCTTTAGAGTTTGTTAATTTAGCATTTATTCCACCTAAAGCTTCATCTGTATATGAATCAACTGCTCCTGGTTGTAAATCATAAAACTCTCCCCTGTGTTCACTATAAAATGGATACCTTGTAGATTCGGACAAACCAATAACAAATAGTGGGTTCTTATATGTAACATTTGACTCTACCCAATCATAGATTCTTCTAAACATTCCACCATTTGATGAACCAGTTCTTGCTAAGTTCACATAATCACACTTTAATTTGTTAGATAATATATTTCCTGGTCTATATTCTGTTGCGACTTTTAAGGTTTTACCAAGTATTCTATCTGCGTTCATATAACTACAACCAACTCCAACTACTACATCATAATTCATCTAACGCCTCCCATATGTTCTTTACCCGTATTCTATGATTTCTCATATCACCAAATAAAGTTTCATCATTCCTATGGTGATTTCCCAATAACCATAAAACAAAAGAGCCACAATATAGTATATTATCATCAATACTACATTCCTTATGTAAAAATGAATAATTAACATTATTAACATAAATCAAGTTATCATCTAATGGTAATGAAAATATCTTATCAGTATCTAAATTATCAAAATTTCTTTTTAGTATTAAATTACCTGAAAAGACTTCATCATTATCCAACTCTTGTTTTCTAATTTTAAATGTTTCATCAGCTAATGACATATTTGGTTTAATAATATTATATTTTCCGTTGTAATAATTTTCGTTCATTAAAATATCCTATCATATAAGTTTGTTTTTATATCGTAATTTTCTATAACATTAATATTATGTTGTAAAGTTTCTTTCATATCACCATACATATGTAATAAATCTTTTTCATCATAATCAGATAATGTTAAAACCAAGTCCATAATCATTTGTAATCGTTTCCAATCATCTGGTTCGTTATCATAACTTTCGTCCCACCATTTGTCAAAAGTTTTAAATCCATATTGTTTCATAACCTCTAATGTTTTGTATGGTGCGAATTGTATGATTGGGTGCCCACAATACATAGGATTAAAAGTAGAACTATGTAAGTGATAACCACTTGTATCAAATGGAAAAGCTCCCATAACAATACTGATAAAAGTATCACGATAGTGAATTGGGTCAAATGGTAAGTCTGCGTCAAAGAATCCTTTACCAATTCCTGCTGGTCCGTGATTTGTTTTATCCGTATTATCAATATCAAATGGTAGTTTTGATTTTAAATCATTAATATTTTCTTGTTGTGTGTATTTGTAAAACATATTAGAATAGTCAGGCCATTTATGTAATTCTGGAAAACTAACTAAACACTTATCAAATAGTTTTTCAAAATTCAAAAACAACATAAATATATCTCGTTCATCACGATTAGTTCTATTGATTTTTAAAAAGTGTTTTGTTTTAAATGTATTTACTGATTTATACTTATATTCCATATCTACTGAAACTTTTTTTGGTAAATCTCCCTGATGTTTTAATCTTTGGACATCAAACACATTCCACATAACTGATACAACATTTATCTTATCTGCTCTATGATATTCTTGATGTGTCTTTTCTGCTATTAAATTGTTTGTAATGAAGTAAATATTTTTTGTTGGAAGTTTTAATTTGTCAATACTTTCGTAAAATGGATTTAAAAATTCATCTCCCTCGATAGATTTACCTTCAAGTGTATTGTCAAAGATTAGTTTACAATTTCCTTTTCTAACTTCTTCTAATATGTTGTTCGGTATAACATCTAAGTTTTTTGCCCACAATGGTTGATTGTGATGAACGTGAACAAAATAACTAAATGGTCTATCAAATGTAAAGTTTTCTGTTTGAACTTCTGTCAACCCCAATACATTTGGTAAACTGGAATGACTAAATAAAGGTCTACAAATCGTTTCATTACGATTATCTTGTTCAGTTATTTCTGGTATATGTTTGTATATATCAATTATTTCTTGACTCGGCTCAGTCATACTAACCTGATTAAAATTATCAATTAATGTTATCATATATAACCTCCGATATATTTACACAACCTTCTTTTGTTGGGTGTGATGTATCATCTATATATAAATCTCTCCAATCATCACGAAAGTTTATTATTTTACTTTTATCCAATTTATTGTAGATTGGTAAATCTATTTCACTCAATTGGGTAAGAAAATTTATAATTCTATATTCAAATTTGTTTTGTTTTAAAAAACTTTGTAATGATATTAAATTTGTAATTAAATTTTTGCGTTGATTTTCAGATAAATTTTCATCATTTTCTACCAAATATTTGTAATATTCAGCGAACACATTTTGAACTTCGTGGTCTTGTTCACTATTCAAACAACTTGGTGATACATCTAAAGTTTCATTTCCAAATTGAATCATATATCTGGTTTCCCAAGTTAATCCGATAATAACAATGGTGTTTTCTGGATTTAATTCACTCAAAGTATTAATTGAATTAAAAGTTATAGATTGAAAAGATTGTCCATTTTTAGATTCATTTATCAAATTACAATTTAGTTTATCGGATAATAACTTTGGCCAAGTTTCTTCTCTTGGAAGAGTATGACCATAAGTAAAACTACAACCATTTGTGTATAAATTTTTACTTGACATTGTCAATAAACTTTCGTATCTTACGATAGGTGACATCTGTTGAATCTTCTATTTCTAACACCGGTGAACCTGTTTCTCTTGCTCCTCTTCTACCCAATTCGGAATCTTCCAATATAATAGTTTCTTTTGGACTTACTCCTGCTTTAATCATACACCTTAAATAAATTTCTGTATTGGGTTTTGGATTCACTACATCTTGATTGGTAAATACAAATTCTAAATGGTCAATGAATCCTCTTCTTGTTAATTGAACGATTGCACTATGACGAACTGAATTAGTTGCACAACATAATGTAAATCCGTCTCGTTCTAATCTTTCCAATACTGATATTAATCGTTTGTCTTTTTCCAAATCATTAATCATTTGTATTGTTAAGTTCTGTTTATCTTCCCACACTTTATCGTGTAGTTCATAAGGTAACCCTTTTTGTTGTGATAACATAGTTAGTTTAGTTCTCGTAGGATTTCCGTCATATTTGGATAAATGTTCGTCACGATTAATAACATATTTTTTATCTATGTTTTTTAATGCTTGGTTTAATGCGTTATAATGAATTTCTTTGGCATCAACCAATACTCCGTCTAAATCAAATATTATTAACTTAACCATTTAAATCCCAATCCTTTACTACCGCTTGAACAAATTCATCATAATAGTCAACAAAATTTTTGTGTACATAAGGTATTTTTTGGTTAGTGTCTCTTAAAACTTTGTCAAGCTTTTCCATATCATTGTAATATTTTTTCAAATACATTGGTGAATACTCATAATCTTCATAAAAAATGGTATGTAAATTGTATTTGATTGATAATAAATGTAACATATTAATTTCATCTTGATACGCTTTCATTAAATAGTTAAGGTAGTAATATTCATTTTGTCCATCTTGACTTTTAAACATTTGAGTCTCCCAACCAAGATGTAAATTTTTATAATTTATTTTACTTTTCAATAATTTTTTATGAAAGTTTATCATATCTTCAGTTTGTTCTAATGGTGTTTTCCACTGTTTACTAAACAATTTTTGGTTGATTAACTCTTCCCATATCGGTAAGGATAGTAAAGCTTTTTCTTTATCTTTTCTTTCCAATACTACAAGATTGTATTCTTTACTTAATTTATCAAAATATCCACTATTATAAAAATGACTTATTACTAATGAATTGTTTAATAAAACAACTGCATAGTTTTTATGTTTTAACATATTAGAAGTCTGTTCTGTAAAAGAAACTCCTGACAAAGTATCAAAATCTAATTCTCCAAGATTATCATAACTTATATCGTTAATTCTTAAGACTTCTTTAAGACTTAATTGAAGTTGAGTTCCTCCCGAACGATAATGTGAAAGTATTATTGTTCCCTTTTTGTTTTTATCATACATTTGAAAGTTATCCATAAATGTCCCTCTTTATTCTACTTAATATTTGTTTTGTCCACAACTCTTGTCCATCTTCTGATGGGTGATATTTGTCGAAAAGTGCTTGTTTAATTCTTCTGTCTTCTTGTTTTAGCAAATAATTTCTAAAAGAAATTGGAAATACTACATCTTGCCTAACTTTCTGATACTCTGTGGTCAATGCGTATTGTTCTATCTTATCATATTGATATGAATTTTCTATAATGTCATCAATATTCAATGAATTGACTATACCACTTGAACTATCAGTATTTGCTTCGTAAAAGGCATCAAAGAACAAATGTTTTATTTTGTGTTCTTTTAAAAAGTAATGAAGAAATAAATTTTGTTGAATATATCTGTCTAAAAATTCCTCCTCATTCCAAAATTTCTCTAAGTATATGTTGTAAAACTTTTTTAAATCTTCATCATCATTAAAACTTTGTTGTAATTGTGCAGGATACATAGTTTCCCAATGTCTTGTTCTTCCGTTTTTGTAAAAAAAATCTTTTCTCTCTGGTGAAGTCCATCCTACAATTACATACAAGTCTTTTGCTCTACGTTCTAATAACATTCCCATAACTTTTCGTATAATTCTACGAACTATTCCGTCATTAGAACTTCCAGCGTGTGCAATATTGTGTATTTCAACATCTTTTAATTTGTTGCCAAGTTTGTCCGGCCATAGCTTTGGTAATCTATATTCGTCATTATCTGGGTGGTTAACAAACATACCATCAATTCCCTCTAAATCTGGATTAATTTCGTGTCCACCTGTCCAACTATCTCCGTCACATATTATTATTTTACTCATTTATACTCCTCTATGTAGTCTGAACAAACTCCTGCTATATAGTTTGATAATTTCTTGTTTCTTGGTGGCATAACACATATAGTTTTATTTGTCATTTTTTGTCTCCAAGTTGACCAGAAATAACCTTTTGTTGTAAGTGCCACAATATCTCGTGTGTGTGAAAAACAATGTATATCTTTATCTTTACTCAAAAGATAAAAACCTACAATATCTTTTGCGTGACACCATATTCCGTCTTGTCTTAAAAACTCATAGTCAATGTCATATTGTGGGAAGTCGTGTCCTAATGACAATCTACCATCTTCCCAACCCCAAACATCAACCTCAACATCATAACCTAAGTCTAATGCTTGTTGTATATATTCTGGATTATTTTCCATTTCAGGATTTCGTCCGTTTATGTTTCCTCTATGTGATATTAGTATCATTCTTTCCCAACATCTAAATTTTTCATTAAAAAGTTACAATGTCCTGATAAGTCCCAAACCTTATACTTATTCTGTTCATTGAAATTAAAGTAAAATACCATATCATCCAATGAACTTTTTAATGTTGTTTTTGAGTCATTATTATCCTTTACAAATTTTAGTATATCATCAACATTATACTTGCTGTTATTTAGTAAACCAGAATAATGTAATGTATAATCTGCCCAAAAGTAATGTGATTCATCTACCATTTTAAAATAATTACCACAACCAAAGTTATATGGTGTTCCTGAATAACTCCACAACTCACCCTCATACTCTCTTGTCTGAATATGAACTGCCTGTTCTGGATTTATTAGTGTTAATTCAAATAATTTATTCTTTAAATCGTGACGAACTACAAATGTCCATTCTTGTTCCAATTCGTATGGTTCTGTAAAAAATGTTACAAAGTCGTGTTTAGAATCGTCACCAACCTTTGTCCAAAACTCCCATTGAATATGACCAGATTGTTGATTATAACTTAATCCATAATGCATACCTGGTCTCATCATAATTGCCGAAGGTGTTTCTGTATGTTGAACCTTTCCCTCTTTATTAAATTTGATAAAAAATGTGAAATCTTCTTGCATTACTCTTGAAGGTGGTAAAGTTGTTAAGTCATACCTTTGAGTTGGTAAAACATAATATGGTTGCTTTTCATCAATTTTTAACATAAGTCTTTACACTCCATATAAAATTGCTCCAATTCTGGAAAAGTTTTACAAAAATCTGTTCCACGTCTTTTATCGTGTTCAGAAAACATTCTATAAAAGTTTTGTCGTTGTGGTGTAATCTTATCGTAATCGGTAGAAATCATCCAGTCATATATTCTCTTTAATTTTTGAACTTCAATATCCGAATACCCAATTAACCTTGTTTCAAAATTTGGTGTAGCAAAGTATTCAATAAGTTGTGTTTGTTTGTATATTAAATCAGACATTTCTTTTGGTAAAACTTGTACGGTTTGATGACTCGGATATCTTAAATAACTTGAATCTAAAAATACTGCTGAGTTCCAATATCTATCTGATGAACCATATTGTGTTTTTAAATCATAAACACCCTTAACCAATTTATCATAGTTTGGAACTGATAATGCGTTGTATGTTGACATAATGGTTAAATTCACTCTTGGACATTTTTCTAATATCTTGTTCATATTATCCCAATGACGATTAAAGTCTAATCCATTACGAATATACTCTGCTTGTTCACCCCAAGTATCAACTGATGTAAATATAATAAATTCTTTCACTCTTTCTTCATCTTCTATTCGTTGTATCTTTTCAATAAAGTTATCAACCAAATTATCTGGTATTCCAAGATTTGAATTTATTGCTAATTGTAAATTTTTGTTTGGATTGGGTTCATCAATAATGTAATCTAATACTTTCCAAGTATCTTTTGATAGTAATGGTTCTCCACCCGTGATTCTAAATGTATGTAAATCACGATATAAATCTGGCCACCATTTCCAAAAGGCATCAACATAAGGATTTGGTTCCGTATGTAGTATTGGAACTTTGTTTTCTGCTTCCATACCTTCCATACCATTAAACTTATCTGATGTTGGATATGCTCCGTGTTTTTTAATTTCCTGCATCCAAGTAGATGAATAAGGTGGTCCACAATAACTACATTTGAAATTACAAGCATTTGAGAAAGCAACCTCTACATATCTTGGATTTATATTCTCTCTCCAGTCTGCATTTACTATTTCATCAAAGTGTGGTTTAGACCAACTTTCATTTGATTTAAAAACTCTATCACTAAATCTATCTGAATTGTCTTCTACACCCCAACAATAATCACACTCAACTGGTCGTTTACCCGTAAGCATTTCTCGTCTACGAAGTTTTTTATATTGAGTATTGTGTAGAGCACTTGGATTTCTTGTGATTTCCTTTTCTGAAATCTTGTGTGTTCTGGGGTGGTGACAACTATGATTGTGCCCTGTTTGTAGTTGTAGTGTAACTTGTGTCCACTTTGCTAAACACATACCTGGTCCAATTGAGTCTAACTTTTCTTTCGTTTCTTGAAACAATGGATTTTCTTTTACTTGGTCATTATATCCTGACATTAAAACCTCACATTAATTAACTTATGTCTACTATAAATAGTATCAATACTATGTATCTTGTATTTCATTTGTCTTAGTCCTGAATTATCAATATCAACTTCACCCTTTTGCATTTTCTTTCTGTAAAGGATTTCGTTTTTACTGGTTTGTTCTACATCTCCTTGGAATTGATTGTTAACAATTCCCTCGTCGTCGTGATACATACACTCCATAGTTCCGTATCTTCTATGTGGTGCTGGACTATCTTTGATAACTTCTTTATTTTGTAAAAATCTAATATTACGATTTTCAATTATTCCGTGATTTCCAAATTCACTTAAATCTTTAACGATATCCCCTTTACATCTTTTACAACCTTGGTCACAACATATTGATTTAGTCATATCGTAATGTAAAACTAAGTCATCATAAGAGTTCCACATTTTTACTTCTGCTATTTCACCTTTGAAGAACCTTTGTCCTTCCCAAGCAAGTGGGTCATTACACCCTAACCAAAATGGATTATTACCATATCTTTTTAATTTTTCTTCATACGATATAGTTGATTGTTGTATACCGAACTTTTCCCCTAAGTCTTGGTCATTGATTTGAAAACTGATTTTCTTATTGTCTTTGTCGTGTATCAAACTAACTTTTGTCCAATTGTTTTGATATCTTCGTCTCCAACGATATATGTGTTGGTTTTTCCAATCCCACATTGATGATGCGAAAGCATTACTATTGTTGTAATCTATTCCGAAGTCATATCCTATTTTAGATAATATTGGATATTTAAGATATCTGTTATTTCCTTTACCGATTAAATGTTCTGGGTCTTGTTCGGGTATTTCGGGTTTACAAAT